AAAAGGTTATAATGTTAAATCAGTAACAAGTGATCCTTCTAATATTAAAGAGGGACAAATTTGGTATAACTCATCAACTAAAATTATAAAAATTGCACCTTTACTTCCTGGTACATGGGCTTCTGGTGGAGCTATGAATACAGCTAAACAAGAAAATGCTGGTTGTGGTACTCAAACAGCAGGACTAGCATTTGCTGGAACATATCGAGATGGTCCAACTGTTGATAATAGTTTAACAGTTGATACAGAAGAATATGATGGTTCTTCATGGTCAGAACAAAATAATTTAGGTACAAAAAGAAGTTTCGTTGCTTCAGCAGGAACACAAACTGCAGGGTTAGTTACAGGAGGACAAAATGGGGATACAGTTTATGTTAATACTGAAGAATATGATGGTACAAGTTGGACAGCTGGGGGAAATCTTCCTGCAGCAAAATCTAACTGGTGTGGTTTAGGTCTTCAAACAGCAGCACTTGCTTTAGCAGCTCAACAAAATTCTGCTGCACTTGTAAATGTCGAAGCTTACGATGGTTCGTCATGGTCAGAAGGTCCAAATATTAATACAGGTAGAAGTGATGCCGCCGCCGCAGGTATATCTACAGCTGGATTATTAGTTTGTGGAAATGCTCCTTCAGCTCCTGGAAAAGTAGTACACGTTGAAGAATGGAATGGCACAGCTTGGTCAGAAGAAGCAAACTATCCTGTAGCATTAAATCAACTAGGTGGATCTGGAACACAAACCAATGCAGTATTTTTTGGAGGAGCCGCACCTACAAAACAAACTATAGCAAATACTTATAATGGAACTGCTTTTGCAGCAACTGGAGCATTGGCAAATGCAAATGGACAAATGGGTACAACTAAAGGAACGGCTACAGCTTTATCTATGGGAGGAAACGGTCCACCAACTTATAGAACTCAAACAGAAGAATTTACAGAAGCAGCAGCAGGAACAAGAACGGTTGATGTATCATGACAACTTATAAAAACATACATGGTAAAAAAATTAAATTCCTTGCAAGTGACCCCCCTGCAACAGTGGCTGAAGGTCAAGTCTGGTATAATGGAGCAGATTTTAAAACAGCTATTTTTTCAGAAGCATGGTCATCTGGTGGAAATTTAAATGTCACTAGAGGTTCTTTAAGTGGATCAGGAACTTTAACTGCAGGATTAGTTGCTGGAGGAACTACCGCTACTGTAGCATTTGAAGACGCAACAGAAGAATATGATGGTACATCTTGGACTAATGGTGGTAATTTAAACACAGGAAGAAAACTATCTGCTACTATGGGACCACAAACAGCTGGTTTTCAAGTAGGTGGTATCAAAGCGCCTGCAAATACAGCTTCGGCTAATGTTGAGGATTATGACGGTTCATCTTGGACTAATGGTACAGCTTTAAATCTTGGAAGATATGCTTTAGGAGGTGCTGGAACTAATTCAGCAACTGTGGTATTTGGTGGAAATAATATAGGTGGAACAGGAACTACTGCTAATGTTGAAGAATGGAATGGTTCAGCTTGGTCTGAAGTAAATAATATGCCAGCAGCAATTCTTGGTCAAAAGGGTTGTGGAGTTTTAACTGCTGCTTTATCTATTGGGGGCAACAGTAGTAATGTAACTACAAGTCATTATGATGGAACAAATTGGTCAGAAGGAGGAAATTTAACTACTGGTAGAGCAAATGGAGGAGCAGCAGGAACACTAACTGCCGCTATTGTTGCTTCAGGTTCTAATGGGGGTCTTCAAGCTGCTACAGAAATATATGACGGAACTTCTTGGAAAAATTCAAGTGATGTTGCAACTGCAAGAGGAGAATGTGCTGGTAGTAAAGAAGGATCAACTTCTTCAATGACTATAGCTGGAGGAGAATCACCTTCCAGAACAAACGCAACAGAAGAATTTACAGCAGAATTTAGTGTAAAAACAATAACAGATAGTTGATTTAATTTAATATAAGAGATATAAACAACACGGAGGATTAATATGGCAATATTTATATACGGCACAGCAAACAACACAGGTAAAAATTTTTTTACTCATCAAGATAGAAGAGATTTTTTCTTAAGAGGATACACTGGTCACGATGGATCTAATTACATTGATACTTGGGTTATAGGTGCTAATGAAAAAGGCGCATTATGGTTAGCTGAAAAATCTGGCACAGAAAAAACTAAAGCAGAAGCACAAGCATTAGTTAAAGCATCAGATGATTTAGCTAGAACAGCTTGGGATGATAATGATGTTGATGATGAATCAGCAGATGAAAAAGTTGCAAGATTAGGTGCAAAGCCAAGTTTTATAACAATCCCCTAAAGGAATTTAAATGTCAGTTTACCAAGAACTAAAAGGCTTAAAGGTAAAGTTTTTAGATGGTGATACATCTGGAGATAGAGCTGTTGAAGGTGAAATTTTTTATAACTCTACAGATTCTACTATTGCAGCACACATAGCATCTGGCGCGTGGTCAGCTGGTTCTGTTTTAAGTACGGCAAGAGAAAATCTTTCGGGAGCTGGTACTCAAACTGCAGGTCTTGGTTTTGGTGGATATGGACCAGGTGCTACAGATGTTCAAGCAACTACAGAAGAATATAATGGTAGTGGTTGGGCAAGTAGTGGTGATATGAATCAAGCAAGAATGGCTGTGTATGGTTTTGGAACTCAAACGGCTGCTGTTGCAGCTGGAGGTCAATTAAATCCAGGAAATGTAGCAAGTTCAGAAGAATATAATGGAACATCCTGGGCAGAAGGAAATAATTTAAATCTTGCTAGAAGATATATGGGAGGATGTGGAACCTTAACTGCAGGTCTTGTTTTTGGTGGTTTTGTACCAGGTACAAAAAATGAATCGGAAGAATATGATGGTACAAGTTATACAGAAGGAAATAATTTAAACACAGCAAGATTTGTTATAGGAGGTTTAGGAACTCAAACTGCGGCTTTAGGTTTTGGAGGTGCTGTTCCTTCTGCAAGTGTTAAAGTAGAAGAATATAATGGCACAAGTTGGACAGAAGCTACAGATTTACCTACTGCAACAAAATTTGCAAATGGTGGGGGAGCTGGAATTCAAACTGCAGGTTTAGTTTTTGGAGGTTCTGTCAGAGCATTATTTTATGATGGAACTAGTTTTAGTTCTACAGGAAATTTAGCAACATCAAGAACTTATGCTGCAGGTTTTGGTGCTACACAAAGTGCTGCATTGGCTTGTGGTGGTAGACCTGTTCTTGGAAACACAGAAGAATTTAATTTATCAATATTAACAACAACCGCGGCTGCATGGGCAAGCGGTGGTAATATGGGAACAGGAAGATATGGTCTTGCTGGAACAGGAACTCAAACTGCAGCATTGGCAGCAGGAGGTTATGGTACAAATATAACTTCAAATGTGGAAGAATATAATGGAGCATCTTGGAGTGAAGTTACTAATCTTCCCGCAAATACAAAAGGTGCAACAGCAGTTGGTCTTCAAACAGCAGCATTGGTAGCAGGCGGAGGTCCTCCTGCTGGAAATGAAAGTTTTGATTACGATGGAAGTAGCTGGACAGCGGGTGGTGATTTAACTACTGCTAGATTTGGTACAGGGGGTAATGGTATAGCAACTGCAGCTTTGTTTGCTTCAGGATCAGCTGTTACTTCTGAAGGTAATTTAGCAGCCACCGAAGAATATGACGGTTCATCTTTTGCTAATGGTGGAAATGTAAATACAGCAAGAAGAGGTGGTCAAAGTGCAGGAACACAAACTGCTGCTGTTTTTTTTACAGGTTATACGAGTACAACAACTACTAATACCGAAGAATATAATGGTTCAGCATGGACAAATGTTACTGCAGCAAATGTTGCTAGAGAAGGAGGATTAGGTGGAGGTACTTTACAGACTGCAGCTTTTATAGCAACTGGAAATCCTGGTACTTTAACAGAACATTATGATGGCACAACATGGGCAACAGCACCTAATGTTGCCACAGCAAGAGTTAAAGGTGCAGGCGCTGGAACACAAACAACAGGTTTAGGTTTTGGTGGCTATGCTCAATCAGTAGCTACAGAAGAATTTACAGGTGAGACACAAGCAGCATCAGCTAAAACAATTGACTTTGATTAATTAATAGTTATATTGTTTTTAAATGAAAGGACTAAATAATGACTAAAGAAAAAAGAAATATTAAAGAACTTATTGAAAAAGAAGCTCCCAATCTTAATAACATATTAGAACCAGAAGACGTATCAACTTTTAAAGCAATGACGGAAGAACTTCGTGATACGTGGACAAAGAAACAAATGTTTAGAACAGAAACAGAAATGTCTTTTTCTGTATTAAATGATGCAAAGTATCCAACTAAAGCTGCAAAGTATTGGCAATGTGTTAGAGAACAAAATGTATTTTTAGAAAACTTAATGACACTATCTTTTGATTTTCGAAGAACAGAAGTTAAAATTAAAAGACTACAAGAAAAATTAGATAACGAAGAAAACGAATTAAAGAGAGAATTACTACAAATTGATATAGATGAAAAAGTATATGGTAAAGCATCTATGCAATTAGTTGCTCGTGATAGAATGAGAGAAATTAAATTGTGGTCTAAATTTAAAAAACAATTTGACGATGGTTCGTTTGATACAAAAAACGTTAACACTCACCAATTAAATTCTTATCATTTAACAATGAGAAATAAAGCAGAGACCTTGACTCAAGGATCTTCGCAACCAGAAGTGTTTAATGTATTAGGTCAATTACAATCTATTCAAAGAATAAAGAAAGAAAATGGACAGATCGAAGCTACTAAAAAACCAATATTACCAGGGCTTACAGCCAAAGGATAAACAGTTATTTTTTTTAGTTGCAATGCCAAGGTCAGGTAACACCTTGTTTGCATCTATTATAAATCAAAATCCTAATGTAGTTTGCACTGCTAACTCTATTACATTAGAGGTAATGAAAGATTTACATTTGTTAAAACAAACAGATGTGTTTCAAAATTATCCAGATTATAAATCTTTAGATAATGTGCTCGATGCAGTCTATGACAATTACTACAAAGATTGGCCTCAACAATATATTATTGATCGTGGACCTGTAATGACACCAGGTAATTTTAAATTAATGCAAAAACATTATAAACGCCCTTTTAAATGTATTGTTATTGTAAGAGATTTAATGGATGTGTTAGCATCATATATAAAATGGTATACACAAAACCCTAATTCATTTGTTAATAAATTTGGTTGCAAAAATGATGATGAAAAATTATCTATGATTATGAATACTAAAGGAGCAGTAGCTAAAGATTTAGAAGCAATTAAAAACGCTTACAATTATCCTGACATTTGTAAATTTATTAAATATGATTATTTAGTATCTAACCCTGAACAATGTATTAATGAAGTATATAAATTTTTAAACATACCTTATTTTCAACATCAATTTACAAACTTGCAACAAATAAATATTAATGGTATATCTTATGACGACACCATAATTGGAAACAATATGCATAAAATAAAAACAGAAATAAAGAAAGAATACAACCCTTATATAGAAAAAATACCACAACGTATAAAAGAAAAATATGGACACATCAGATTTTAATTTTGTATTTTTAGGTCAATCTGTTTTAAAATATCAAGTGCCTCTTGATATATATACTATTATAAATGATATATATGAAAAACGTAAACATGAATTATATCCTGCTAATAGACAACTTGTAGGTAAGATAGAAAACGAACACTCTTTGTTTTTTGATGGTGCACCTAATAATAAAATGCAGCCCCATAGACATTTACCAGATAATGTTATGTACTGGTTTAAAGAAAAATTTAAACATTATTTAGATTGGAATAAAATAACAGATTACAATATGCATTTAAATTCTGGTTGGATTAATGAAATGAAAGAACATGAATATAATCCCATACATGTTCATCAAGGAACTTTATATTCAGGTCTATCTTCTGTTATGATTTTAAAACTACCACAACAAACAGGAGTAGAGTATTCAGCAAAAGATAAACCTATGAATGGTAGATTACAAATAATGGGAAATTCTTCTGGGCAGTTTTGTAATACAGATTATTGTCCAAATGTAGAAGAAAGAGATTTTTATATATTTCCTTATGATGTAAGACATTGTGTTTATCCTTTTAATGGACCAGGGTTAAGAAGAACTTTATCTTTTAATTGTGATGTAGAATATAACCCAATAACAAATAGGAGTGCTTCGTGATAATAACAGAACCTAAATGGAAAAGTTGGATAGTTGAAACTACCACACCTTTATTTACTCCAGAACAATGTCAAAAAATTATTGATGCAGGTAGAAGACAAAAACCACAACAAGCACAAGTGGGTATGAATAAACCAAGTGGGGGTATTGATACTAAAAAAAGAACAACAACTATTAGTTGGTTACCTTTTAAAAAAATGGAACCCATGTATAATGATATTAATCAATTTATACAAAAAGCAAATAAAAACCATTTTGGATTTGGAGATATAAAAATTACAGAACAAGCACAGTTTACAGAATACCCTGAAGGAGGTTTTTATGATTGGCACATGGATACAGATGTTAACATGCAATACGAACCTCCAGTGCGAAAAATATCTATGACACTATTGTTGTCACCTGAAGATCAATTTGAAGGTGGTGATTTAGAACTTATGGCTCCAGGTAAAAGAGCAAATATAAAACAAGGACATGCAATAATATTTGCATCATTTTTAAATCATAGAGTTGCACCTGTAACTAAAGGCGTTAGACAATCACTTGTTATGTGGTTTGGTGGAGACCCATTTAAATGATTATAGAACAATTTTTTCCAACGTTTGTCTATGGTAAAGATGTAGAATTAGATAATAAACAATTAGCACAAGATATAACTAATTGGTCTAATCAAGATAAAGGTGTTAATAAAACAAATTACAAAGGTTGGCATTCAACAACAGACATGGCAGCTAAACCCGAGTATCAATTATTGATAACAGAATTAATAAAAATGCAACAAGAGATATATGAAAAAGAACATTTAGATAGATATGCAAAATTAGGTAATATGTGGGCTAATATAAATCCACCAGGAGGTATGAACCAATCACACATACACCCTAATGCATTATTTAGTGGTGTATATTATGTTAAATCAAATCCTAAAGCAGGACGACTTAAAATATATGATCCAAGACCAGGTGCACAATTTAATATGCCAGCAAGAAAACCAGGTAATCCTGGTCAACATTTGTGGAGAGATGCAAATATAGAACCAATACCAGGTAGAATTATAATGTTTCCCGCATGGTTGTGGCATTCAGTTGAAGAAAATAAATCAGATAACACAAGAATATCAGTAAGTTTTAATTTTATACAAGATGGCTTTTAATAAATATCAAATAATCAAAGGTGCAGTTAACTACGAGTTAGCTAACTTTATATATAATTATTTTCTTCTTAAACGTGATGCAGTTAAATATATGTATGACAACAATATACTTTACGACATAGGTTTACACGGCACATGGAAAGATGAACAAATTCCTAATACCTATTCTCATTATGCAGATAATGTAATGGAGACTTTATTAATGAAAGTATTACCTGTTATGCAACAAGAAACAGGTCTTGAGCTAATACCCACATATTCATATGCTAGAATATATAAACAAGGGGATATCTTACATAAACATAAAGATAGACCTAGTTGTGAGATATCAACTAGCGTTCATTTAGGTGGAGATCCGTGGTCTATATTTGTAGAAGGAACAGAAGTCAGACTTGAAGTAGGTGATATGTTAGTGTATAGTGGTTGCGAGTTAGAACATTGGAGAGAACCCTTTGAAGGAAACACTTGCGCTCAAGTATTTCTTCACTATAACCATGTAAATGGTCCTTTTGCTAAAGAAAATAGGTTTGACAAAAGGCCGATGTTAGGTATTCCTAAATAAGGAATATATAATATAATGGAGTTCTATGTTACAAAAAGTAAACTTTCAACCTGGGTTTAATAAACAAGTCACATCAACTGGCGGAGAAGGCCAATGGGTTGAAGGTGATAATGTTAGATTTAGATATGGTTATCCAGAAAAAATAGGAGGATGGGCTCAATTAGGTTCTACAAGTTTAACTGGTAGAAACACAGCAATACACCATTTTGTAAATGCTAGTGGTATTAAATTTGCAGCATTAGGAACTAATAGAATTTTATACGCTTATTCAGGCGGTATTTTTTATGACATCCATCCAATTAAAGCTACAACAACTTTAACTAGTGCATTTAGTACAACTAATGGATCAGCAGTTGCAACAATAACTTTTTCATCTGCACACAATATAAACAAAAGTGATGTAATATTATTAGATAGTTTTACATCTATTACTAATTCTAATTTTGGATCTGGTGATTTTACAGACATAAAATTTATGGTAACAGATATACCAACTGATACTACTTTAACAATAACTATGCCTTCTAACGAGTCAGGATCTGGTGCAAGTACATCTGGGGGTATACGTGTACAACATTATTATCCAGTAGGTCCTGCAGTAGAAGTTGCATCTACTGGTTGGGGTCTTGGATCATGGGGTGGTGTACAACAAGGACAATTTACATCAACTCTTTCATCAGGTATAAATGCCAGTGTAACTTCTTTAACTATGGCAAGTTCATCTTCTTTTTCATCATCAGGTACAGTTCAGATTGGTTCTGAATTAATTACTTACACTGGAAATAGTAGTGGTACATTATCTGGATTAACTAGAGGAGCTTCAGGTACAACAGCAGCAATTCACTCA